GCATCTCTTCATTTGCCCGATTGGAAAAATCTTTTGTTTCAACATATTTCTTTGCTTTCCGTTCATATGCTGCAATATCCAGCTTGCTTACTCTCTTCTTTGCCTCAGCCATCGTAATGCCTTCTTTAGCAGCATACTTGGTATAGAATCCGTTGATCTCTTTATTGATCTCGTCCATCATATTGGCATAGATCTCTTTGATCTTACGATTATACTCAGCTTCTTCCTGAATATTATGTTTCTTTGCTTCCTTTTCCCGGTTCTTCCAGTACTCCTGACTTGCCATCACCTGCACCTCCGAACATCTGCATCATAACAGGATCTGTCTTGGCTTTCTCTTGTTCATTTTCGATTTTTTCCATCTCATTCTGCACATTGTCCACGACAGACAGTACACCAAGCTGTGTCTCCTGTGAAACAATTCCTTCGAGGTTGCCGGCGATCTGACTCTCCTCCAGTACATTCGATGGAATATTCGGGGTGAAATGGTAATGCAGCTTCACCCAGTCATCTTCCTTCATTCCTGATACTGGATTCGAAAAGATCAACTTGTATCGCCGGTTCATTCCGGATGTAAACTTTCTCTCCTTCGTCTTTGCCAGATTGCTCATTCCCTGCAGCTTGTACTTCATGGCAATGCCCGAGCTTGTACCGAAATTCTCGTCTGAGATGTTCGCAACCATGCTGATCTGGAATATTAATTTCTCCAAGCGATCAATTAAATTTTCCTGTGTGGTGTCTCCGTTTGGTTTCTGCAGGAAATCAACTATAACCTCTGTTGCGTCTCCTTCCAGATTAATGATTCTGTTATCGCGGATATGCTCCAAATCTTCATCTTCCAACTTACTTCCAAGTACTTTCATGTATGCGTCTGCAAAATAATCTACATCGTTTGCCTTCTCGCTGATCGCTTTGTTATAAGCATCAATCATCGAGATTGCCGGTTCAAAGATACATGTGCGCTCCTTGTTCTCCACATACTCTGTAGCTGGCACCCCGTCAAATCCATGTATCTTTTCTTCTTCCTCCCAGATAAGCTTTCCCTTCTGGGTAAACCACCGTACCTTCTCCGCATCGGATACACTACCGTGCAAAACGTCATTCGAATCTATGTACAGTCGAACAAAGTATCGTTCTCTGCACAATACCGAATCATCATAGATCATAAAAGCATCAAATGGTGTCAGATATGTAATCCCGATATTTCCCAGTTCATCCACGTAATACATCTCGTATCCTTTGCCATAAATGCAACAGATCTTCGACAGCTCCGCGTTGTTATCGTCCTGATCATTGTACTGATCCAGGAACTCTACATATTTTTTAATATTATCTGTAGCGTCATCATCCACAGATATTTTAATTGGGTTTCCGATAAAGAATCCGTTGAATGTATCTACCGTATACTTTGCAAAGTTCACAGCAATACGATTGTCCGGTTTATAATTCGGCTTTGGTTTCTGGTGGAAAATCTGGTAGTCTGTTTCGTATGCATCTTTCAAACGTTTAAACCGAAAGGCACACTCTGCATCATGCTTTGCTATGAATTCATTCAGTTTGTTATCTGTCAGCTCTTCCTCTGACGGTAATCGAAATAACACTTTACAGTCCTCCTTTCAAGTTTCTGTTTAGTTTCGGCTTAGCCTTACGCTCTTCCTCGATGGAATAACGCAGCATAGCCATTGCATCATCAAAAAATGGAACTGGTTCTTCCAGATAAGTATTAGTACGCTCATCCTTCTTCCACTTCCATTGTTGTATTTCTTTTATGGTATTCACA